ATCCCACTCCCTTTGATATTGGCGCAAACATTCGATGCCTTCTTCACATCTATTATCAAACCAACAGCGTGTTAATGCAAGTCGTGTTGCTTGTATTCCGTCTTGTAATGACAGATTTGGTACGATTTTTAGGTGTTTTATGTCAATTTTTGCAGCAATTTGCTCAATTATGCTCTTACCACCGCTTGCTAGTGTTTTTGCTCTAGCGTCATGTGGCAGGTAATGATAGCCGTATTTGTACCCAAATTCATCCTCTTTTTGCTGCAATAGCATGGTGTAAAACGGTATGGCTTGCCCGTTGCTGGAGTGGTGATCGAGTACCCGTATCTCCCCATAAACCACCTGAAACCACCAAATACTTGTGGAATCGTTGAATCCCAAGTCCCAAGCGGTATGGCATGGGAACATGGGGTCATAGTCCACAGTCGTAATGCGCTCAAGATCGGTAAGCCTACGCATTTCCTGACCATAAAACGCCCCAAGAATGGCAGCTTCAAAGCTACATAGGAACTCTTGCTCGTATTGGTTGTCTGACATGGTGGCTTGTGCATCCATCAATTCAGACTGTGGCAATAAGCCTGACTGGTCGGCTCTTAGGGTCTTGACATACCAATTAGGGTTCTTTTGGGCTTCGTTATATATGTCGTAGAAGGCGTTATGGCCTTTAGGCGTACCAATAAAGGTAGCCCAGCCCTGTCTATCTGTAAGCAATGGGCGCACAATCTCGCCCCAAAGCCTTGGTTTCATGTCGGCATACTCATCCAACACTACGCCATCAAGGTATAAACCACGCAGGGCATCGGGATTGTCTGCACCGAATAGCCTGATCTTTGCCCCATTCACCAGTTCTACCCATAATTCTGATTGATTGGCTTTAACTATGGCTGGCTCTGCAAACCTAAGTAGGTAATCCCAAGCAATGTTTTTAGCCTGTGCGTAGTAAGGAGCTATATAAGCGTACCGAGCGTTTTCTTTCTTTTCCATGACTGCCCTACGGATAATGTCCGCAATGGTCGCTACGGTCTTACCTGCCCTTCTGTGACAGACTAGAACAGCCCAGCGTTGTTCACGCTTGTGAAAGTCTAAGAACGCTTCCCGTGCTTTATAGGGATAGCGGTACTGGTGCTTAACTTCTTTCAATCTAAGAAGCTATGTTCGTGAATATGCTTAACTGGCTCATCTTCTACGCCTACTACCTCAGTGCGGGCTAGTTTAGGAACATGGAACTCAGCTACCTGCATTAAGCAATCAAACGCTACTTTAGGGCCATGCTTATCGTTAGTAGCAATGGCATCTAGCCATTCTTGTAGTTTGTCTGCATTGTTATCAACAAAAGCAGCAAAAGCTAAACGGGCCGCACCTGTGGCTTTATTAGGTGTACCAGCTTGTCTGCCACCAGTTTTGGGCGATCCTTTTGGCTTTCCACCTCTTTTTCTAGGATTTTCTACTTTAGATTGCATACCTTACCCAAGTGGTTGATTAAGATAAGTTAATTCTACTCTATTTTGTCAATTTGTTCTTGTATTAGTTCTTTACGGGTTACAGGCTTATTGTTCTGTTCTAGTATCTTTACATTGCTAGGGTCAAATACTACAAAATTGCTTGTCTTTTTTGGCTGTATTCCATAAACATCATTTATTGCAAGCTGCAATTCTTCAGGGTCAGCATTTTTGTATGCTTTTTTCATACCTTCTAATGCTGCTTCGGGAGTGTAATTTGATTCTTTAAAGCTGATACCTGCATTGGTGTAAGCAGGATCACCATTGTATTTAAAATCAACCCTGCTACCTTCGTCTAAATAGCGTATGCCACGAATACCAACTTCATTTAGCTTTTGTGATGTAAGTTGCGGATTACCCTGTACATATTTTTGATAAATGTCTTGCCCAGTAGGGTTTATTGGCTGTTTTGGCAACGGTTTATTAGCATCATTCATTAATGCGTCTAATAAAGCATCGTCAAATTGGCTTAATTTTTGTTTGTCCGTTTTAATGCCTAGCTTTGCTAATGCTTCCTGTACTTGTGGGGTTTGTTGCAACAATGGCTTATCCCAATCCAACATCATAGGAATGTCTGCATCAGGTATATCTACTTTGTATAGATTGCCGTTTTCAACCGACAATCCTGATTTATCTAACGCTTTAATATTGTTAATAATTTCTTTTTTTGTGTCGGTGTCTTTAAGGGTTTGGTTTGCTTTGCTTATGGCGGTGTCTACATCTACTCGTTTGGGCAAAGCATCACCTTGAAAATCATGTAGGAATTGTGCTGCCCATGCTTCATTACCCTTTAATTCTTTGCCGCCTGATAAATATTTTGTATCACTAAGCGATGCTTGATACATTTTGGCTACTTTTGGTTCTTCAGCGAAATACATTCCATAACCAAAAGTCTGATTACCTTCGCCAGTACCTACTTTGTTTATGTCAAATTGGCCTTGAATGGTGTGCGGTGTACCGTGATAAGCGGTCAATGGCTGGATCATGCCCTGCTTAACCATGTAATTTTCAGCCATCATCCCTGCTTTGGGGGCTAATGCTTTAGCTGTTGCTACTGCTGCTGGGGCGGCAAAAGGGGCTGCCATACCTGCATAACCGATAGGTTCGCCTTGTGTATAGCCTTGCATATAGGGTGCTTGGTTAGGGTCTAACACGCTCATCTCTTGCGCTGGTAGTCCAGTAGCACCTGCGGCAAAGCCTGTTTCCCTTGGCAATGGGTTCTTACCAGTCAATAACTGGGTAAATGCTTGCGGATTGGTAATAAACCGTTGTGCTTCTGACGGTAGATTAACTAATTTATCTGCGCCTTGGCGCAAGAGTTCAGCAAGCGTAGCCATTTACTTAACTTCTTTATCCAAGTCTTTTAGCTTATTGGCAATAGCGGCTCTACGCTCTAAACGCAAACGCTGTTGTTTTTCAAGGGTAGATTCTTTGTGCGGTTGCAGCAAAGAGTTTTCAGGTTTAATCTTTTCTTTTTTAAACATTACATATCCTTTACTTTGTCGGCAATCATTTGCCTACGGTTAATACGGTCTTGCTGTAATTTTCTGAGGCTGCTAGGTTTGCCAGCAGTCATTGTTGGGTGTAGCTTTTGCGGCTCTTTGCCGTGTTTAGCTTTGTAGTTGCTGTCTTTGCGCTCGTAATCAGCCATCACATATCCTTCATTTTTTCGGTAATTACTTCTTTGCGGGTCTTGGCAGCATCTTTAAAGTCTTGTGCGCTGGGTGCGCCTTTAGCACCAGCTTTCTTCATTTTCTCACCCGAACCAGCTTTAATGCGTTCCCGTTTAGCGTGAATATTATGATACAAACCGTCACTCATATTAACAACTCCATCGTTTTCGGGCAGCTTTGCCCCTTTCGCCAGTCCACCCTGCCGACCTTGCACAGAAGCTATCGTGCCTTGGCCCACTAGATTGAGGTGCTTGTAAATTAGCGTTGTTCTTGGCGTTGTATGCTTTGCGACCTGCTTCGGTCATACCTGCGCCTTCTTCTACTGATTGGTAATGACGGCCTTTGCCTTTAGTTGTCTTGGCAATAGGTTTATCGTGCTTTTCTACTGCGGCACGAATGTCATCCCGTCTACTCATGCTTTTTCTTCAATGTACTTGGCATAAGCATCTTCTAGCTTGGCTTTGCGATCACCTTTGGCGTTTTCACGCTCAACGCTAAGTGCAATGGCTACGGCTTGTTTTTTAGGTTTGCCAGCTTTCATTTCGGTTTTGATGTTCTTACCGACTGCTTCTGCGCTGCCTGATTTGACGAGTGGCATAAATATCCTTTTATTTCAAGAACTTAAGTTTGTAAGTGGTGGAGTTGATAAGGTCTGCGATCTCATCAATAATGTTTTGTAGTTCGCTGTCTTGTGGCAAATCATTACGGGCTTCTTTAACGAAACTCTGTAAGGATTCCATGTAGCGGATTGGGTCTTTTGGCTGGTGGTAAACGCTTGGAAAAGCAGTGAACTTGCCGTACTTGCCCATATAAGATTCGGCAAAAGTGTCGGTCAAATCAACGATGCTGTCGTAATACTTGGCAAGTGCCTTGTGTTTGGCGTAAGAATCAGTAGACCAATGGAAAAAATGGGTATTAGTCGCTGAATGAAGCATTGTAGCTAGGAATAAAGCGCAATTTTCCATACAAATCCTTATGTTATGGGGGTAGTTTCCTCTATTTTATCAAGAATATCAATACATACCAAGCACCCACCGCCTTTTTTTATTTCGCCACGCTCAACGATCAAAACATCAATTTGTTCGTCATCGTCAAATACGCCTGCATCGCCAAGTGCATCCCACAGGGCCTTAATGCGGTTGTCAATATCTTGCTTCCTGCGGTCACGGGGGTATAGAACTACCTTCATTTCTAGCCGTGCTGATCCTAGCTTGGGTACACGATACTCAACCACATAATTGCTGACCTGCGCTTTAAACTCCTTTCCAGCCTTGCTTATACCCATCCTATTACGGAATATGGTGCGGTAGCTGTTTACGCTAGGGGGTAACGGCAAATTGAGAACTATCATTTTTGCACTTCGTACAGCATTTTTTGTATTGTTACAAGTTCAAGGGTCATATTCTTAAATTCAGGTATGTAACAAGCCCCGTTCAAATAGCTGGGCAATAGTTCGCCTGTGGGCTTCTTCCCAAAATTCCACCCTTTCGGATTTTGACATTTTTGTGCCTTGGTCAAGTTCTGCGTGGCATTTGTAGCACAAGCTGGCAACTCTGTAATCATGGGCTTTTATTCCTTTTCCTTTACCATCTCGCAACTGGTTTGAATGTGCTGCGACTATCGTGCCATCTTCTATTCCACATGATTGGCATGGAAAGCTGCTAATTAATTTAAGTAATTGTTTGTTTCTATACATTAGCGTTATCTACGCTGCGTTGTTCTAGTTTTTCTGCTGATTCTGCAATATCTACTGCAATTTCCATAATAAGCACTTTGTCGTTTTGGGCAAGTGCGGTTTCATACATCTTGATAAGTGATTTAAGTATAAGTAATTCTTCAGCTAGGTTAATCATCGGGTCATCTTTTCTAAGTTGCGGTTGCTGGCTTGTTCGGTGCGCCATGCGTCAAAACGCATTGTAGCGGCTGTAATCTGCCATTTTAGGGTTTCTGCTTGTTCTGTGGCCGCTCCTATAGCAACGCACAAATCTTGATATTCTTGGCTTGCATAGGCTTCACGCTCTTGCGCTCCAAGACTTTGTTCGCTTGACTTCTTCATCATAATTGAACGCAATGAATGACGATAGGCTTCTAGCTGGGCTAACTGCCCTTTGGCTTCAGCATATTTTGGTGCGTGTGTATATATGTAATTGATTGCTTCGTGTGGATCGTATTCTGTCATTTTCTTAATATTTCCTTTATGCGGTTTTTAACATCTGCTTCTGTATCTTTATTGCGCTCGATCAATCCTTTAACCAAATCCCAGTTATGGTAACGCTTGGCTATGGCAATGTAAGATTGGGCCAAATATTCAATGCGCTGCTTATGCTTGCTCATCTAATTGTTTAATTTTTTGGCTGATCCTTGCCCGCCATTGCTGCCAACCTTCACCTGCATAGGCTTGACAACCGACTTCTTGCGCTTTGGCCTTTGTTAGTTCCTCGCTGGAATACCAAGGTAATTCAGGTTTCTTGGCCTTTTTAATTTCCATATCCAATTCATCTTCCCAGCGGCCTTGATTAAGCCATGTGGCTGGGTGCGGAATATAGTCTTTTTCCGTCTGCTTTATCTTCCAATACTCAAGATGCGTAGGAAGGGCTAGGAAGGCATCTTGCTGTTCCTGACGGGTTAGCCTGTTCCATGACTTCTCAGCAGCCCTGCGCCCCTGTTTACGGGGATATAGGCTATAAAAATCAGCAAAGTTCATTTTCTTGTCCAAATCAAAAATACAATGGTAAGGGCCAAAAGGCTAACAAACATTCCAATGGCAAGTACAAGGATTATGGTTTCTATCATATTGAGAGGGCGAACATTGCGCCAAGAATTGCACCAAGTATGCAAGCACCTAATAAATCTTTCATTTTTTCACCCAAATTTGTTGAAAGTTATTTGCAAAATTGCCTTGAGTGCCTTGTTTTCTAGCCCAAACTTGCTTTTTTGTTGCGTTGCGTTTTGCAATAAAAGCATCAATACAATCTTGAACAGATTTTTGTGCAACTTCAAAAGATGCTAATTTACCGTCAATAAAAAATGTGTAATCGCAAATTTCTTGTGTAGGAATAGCGTCTAAATCTTGCTGAAAAGAAAAGTAATCAGTAGCACGATAAGAAACTTCGCCACCGCTTTTATGTTGTAATTTAAATTTCATTTGCTGCTCCTTTTTCTATCTCACTCGTTATTGAGTAACACCAGTTTATTAAGATAACTTAACTATTGCAAGCACTATTTACTTAGTAGTTTCCCTAATGTCGCTAATTTGCAACATCTCAAACCGCCACCAAAATTCACTTGCAATAAAAGCCTTTAAATCGGGGCGTGTTGTGTAGTTGTAGGTTTCAAGCAGATTGTGGTTATTCCACCGATCTAGGCTTGTAGGTAATGGGGTTTCTTGCAAAGCTAGGTTTTCAAGCATTTAATTTCTCCATAGAACGACCAACCACCGATGTGGGTTTTAAACAAGTGATGTATGCCGTTGCAAGGCTGTCCAAGTCGGCTTGTACCGATTACTTGGGGGTATCGCAGGTGTCGTCCCTCGCTCCAGTTCATTCTCCAACTGGCCTCTACCCCATCTAGCCCATTTCGCTGGCATTTTGCGACACTCGGTAACCCGTTCGTTTCGCCAGC